AATAATCCTTATATTATATTATCTTGGAAAGTACCCTCTGATTTTGGTACTGAATATGATCAAGAAATAAGGAGCGAGGTATTGTGGAATGGAAATTTAACTTATTCTGTCCCTACAGATACCTCATATTCAGAAAAATTTAGAATTACTGTAGATACTTCTTTTACTATAAAAGGTTGGTTATTCCCGGAAGAAAAGAGTAACGTTGGAAACATCTATAAAATAGATAATAATTTTATTGCAGTTGATTTGCAGAATAGAATTTATTCCCCATTAGAAGATCAAATAACAGTAGAATCTTATACAGATAAAGGTTATGCATCGCTATCAAGCTTTGATGCTAGTGTACCTACCAACTACACTGAAACCATAACTATATCAGGTATACCTGAATTTACAAATATTTTTTATACTACGTCAGGTGTATTTAAACAGCTAAGAAATGAAACTAACGTACTTTCATCTCATACTAATAATTTTCTACTTTATGGTATGTCTTTAGATTATAGTAACGTTGTATACATAAGCGCTAATAAACTTAATTTCTTTACAGATTACCAAGAAATTACTTCTGCAAAATTAGATACCATAAGTGCTTATAAGCTAGATGATAGTTTATATAATATTGCTACAGATAATTTAGTAAGTATATCTTTACCTACCTCAACATTAAGCGGTGCAGGTAAATTTACCTTTATAACAGCAAATGAAGCCGGCTGGGCTTCTTCCTATCAAGCCGCTAGCTCTATCATCAACTTGGCATAAATATATACAATGGCAGATTCATCATCATCTTCTTCTCAAAATCGTTCATATGTCACGAATGATGGACGTGCATCAACGTTTGGTAGAAATTTAGTTCAATACATTCAAAATAGATTACCATACTCTAACGTTGAGCCAGAGGGAGATCAGCTAAATCCTAAATATAAAATTTTTAATAAGTCAGGTATGAAACGTGCAGAAGCTTTAGCTAAAGCTTCAGTATCTTCATCTAATCCTTATAATAATATACCTATAGGTGATTTTGCAAAAGATTCTTCTTTTGGAGATGTAATGTATGCAAACATTCAGGAGGATAAACAAGGTAGATTAAGAGATTATAGAATTATTGCAGCATATTCTGAAGTAGCTGATGCATTAGATGAAATATGCGATGAAACTATAAATCCGGATGACTCCGGTTGGATCACTAAATTACAATTAAAAGAAATAGATT